TTAGTTTTAATCATTTCCAAATATCATTTGGTCCATTTTCTTTGCTCTATCTTTAGCATTCTTTTTATTAGTTCTCTCAACGTGTTTATCCATACTCATTGTACCAAAATCTATTTGGTCTTTCCTAATTGCTGTTGCCATTGGAGAATCTCTTAAAACAAATTGAGTGCTCCACTTGGGAGGATTTGCTCTTTTGCCACAAGATGGACAATTAAACATTCCCTCTGGATTTGGTTTACTACAGTGCTGACACTTCATTTATTATTTATATAGTATTATGTAAGCTACTCTAGTTGCGTCAAGCTTTACTGCTTGAGTAGAAATAATCTCGTTACTTGTACTATCTAAAGTATTAACAAATACTTTAATATCATTTGCTAATGAACCAGATTCATCGTCTGCTTGTACACTTAAGTCGTTTATAAGAACTTTTACATTTGCGTTGTATGCTGCCATTGTTTCTCCAATTAATAAATTAAATTTTTAGGATTTCGGGGTTGAACCTTTTTACGAACAACCCCACAGTATCCAAGACTGTTAATCCTCACGGATTAGTTTATGATATAGTGATATGTGCTACGTCGTGTGCTACAGCTTTTGCAAAGTAATTAATACCATTACAAAAGATTTCTACTTGGTCACCTAATTGTGCACCACTAATGAATACGATTTCATCAACTGCAGATTCTGCAGAACTACCAGCTCCGCCATCTCCACCTGCTGTCATACCAACGATTGTATCTTCGGCAGTATTGTTAGCAATAGTAACTGCGTTAGCAGCAACTGTTGATAAAACGAATTTAGCATTCCAACCAGCACCAGCTGTAGCTGCTAAAGGTAAAGTAATCTCATAGGCAGATGCCTGATTAACTCCGAATACTTTTCCTGAATCAGCTGCAGTTAAAGTTCTAGCTGCTGCAATTTCTTCGTATTTTAGTTTAAAGTCACTTACACCACTGTTCTGTTCTAAATATGATGCTCTAGCCATTTTACACTCCTTCTAAATTAATTAAGTAATGTGATTCTGGTAGACATACTTCTAGTCCAGCTTCAGTAATAATCATATCTTTACGTAGGTCTTCATCTGCACTTTGTACATTTGTCATAACCTGAGTATCACGATTGATTCCATTACCTACTAATGGTCTGTAGTATAGTTTACTCATATCAGCCATACACATCATACCTGATGAATGCCCTCTAAATAGAGGTTCTTTCACTAAATATACTGAACCGTGAACTGTATTAATCTCCATTAACTGGTGACCGTACTGTCCTGATAGTTCATCCATATTTATTTGGTATTGTGTACTTGCAGTTGATATATCAGAAAATGAACCGTTGCCCATTTTGTTAAAGAAAGAGATAACAGGTAGAGAAGCTAATGCTAATCTTTCGTTACTTCCGCCTCTAGCTGGGTCAAACAGAACTTCAAAGTCTGATAATAGTCTATCATAAGTAAGCTCTGAAGCTTGTGCAGTTCTAAAGTATGCTTTACCTGACTCATAAGATAAGTTAGATGTACCGCCTACTACTGTACTGTTTTTAATGATGTGACCTACTAGACCTTCTGAGTATTGTACTCCGCCTACTTTTGCTTTTTGATTGAAAAGAAATGCTCTTTCCATATCTATTTTGTGTTCTCTCATTTTTTGAGCTAACACTCTTTCAAACTCGTTAGACACTCCACGAAGTTGTGTTGCGTATGCTGTGTTTGAAATCTCAGCAGCTGTTTTGAAAATCTGGGTGTACCCATAATTATCTTCCATACTGTCTGAGAAAACGTCTGGTGCTCCAGAACCTTCTGCGTATGCAGTACCAATGATTTGAGCTCTTTTGTTATCTAAAAGCTTATTAGCATTAGTTGCTGTTGATGATACAGAAATCACTTTACCAGTGAATGTTGTATCTGCTGCATTCTGAACAGGTGCATCTTCTACTCTAACTACGATGTTAGCGTAAGTTGCATCCCCTTCTGAACCGCCAAGTGTTCTAACTGCGAAGACCATTCCTTTAACAAGGAAGTCTACTGCAGCTCCATCTACTGTATCTACAGTAAAAGATACTGTATCTCCAGAAGACTGTGTTGCACTACCATCGTGATTACCTTTTAAAAGGAACTCTCTACTTGTATAATTAATCTTTGTTCTATCTTCTAAATAACGAAACAAAGAATCATCCGTAGGAAGTTTTGCAGTTTTACTCAAGTAGACGAAGAAAGGACTTTCTTCAGGTGCTAGTTCAGCAATCCTATCAGAAAAGTTATATAATCTTCTTCTATCTGGAGCAACTCCATAATCAGCAGATGTAGTAGCAGCAGTCAAGTTTGTTGATTTTATTTGTCCGCTTATTGCCATTGTATTCTCCTATTTATTTTTGTCTTTTAATTCCTCTACCAATACTACCAGAGGTTGCCGCACTCATTATTGTATCCCACATAGAATCTTGTTCATTTTTTGTAGGAACACTTCCACCTTGTAATACACCAGCTGTTCTTGCTTGATTGCTTGTGTCAGGCTTTTGAATAACAGGTTCTTTATATTCACCTTTATTCATTTTAAATAGCCTAACTAAGTTATCAAGAGGAACGTTGTCTTTTGGTTGTTGGGCGAACTGCATAAATTCTTGCACTTCGTTTTTACTCATACCAAAATCTCTCTCTAGTTTATCAACTGTTTTTGTAATGAATTGCTTTTGCTCTTGTCCTCTCATAGCATTGTTTACAGCATTATTTATTCTAGCCTCTTCTTCTTTCACACGAAAGTCGTATGATGGAGAGCCAGGTTTATTGTACGCATCCCACGGATTGAAGTCGTCGTCTTTTAACTGTGCTGTCTCAGTTTTTTTATCCTCACCATTATTACCGACAATACTATCTCTTAAAGTTTCTACAAGGTCAGGTCTCTGCTCTAGTAGGTTCACTAATGGTTTATATTGGTCTAAGTGTTTCTTGTCAGTAACAGCCTTGTCATACATAGACTGAAATTTCTTAGCTTCTTTTTGCCAATCCATTGCTTCTTGTCCTTCTAAAGTACCTTCTTGTTGAGACTCAGCTTGAACCGTATCCATAGATTCCACAGCTTGAGCATCGGTTGTTGATGTTTCATTATTCATTGTAATCTCCTTCGATGTCTAGTTCTCTTGTTGAGCAGAACCACGCTTGACTTCAGCCTCTACGACTTTCAGTTCTCCACGTAATTTCTCGAGTTCTAGCAACACCTTATCGTTTAGTTTATTTTTACTAATACGCCTATCGGCAGTGGCGTTAGATTCTATATCACGTAAACGAGTCTTAAATTTCTCAACTTCAGTTCGTTTTCTATCGGATATAGATTCTCTTGTAGCCGTTTGCAGGTCTCCCTGTAAATTCTTTATTGTATCTGACATACTTGCCATTTGTTGCTCCATAGCAGCTCTTTGATTCATACGAGATAAAATACCTTCTTTATCAAAGATGTCTGGGTTTTTCTTTAATACTTCTACTTGGTCTACTAATCCCATTTGGAATGCTTCCATATATACAGCTAACTCAGCATACTTGCTTGTAGGCAAAGTAGAACCTGATTCAATACCAACATCGTGCTGTTCAAGATTATGTTTATCTTTCTTTAAATCAAATACTACTTTTGTTTTATCGCTATATATCTGTGCCATCATTTCACTTATATCATTATTTGGTTGAACTAGACGCATAAGTTTTGCAACGTCATAATGAGACTTAGCATAGTTATACATTATCTTGCCAAGTCTTTTAATACTAAATTCTACATCTCTTAATTTTGACTTAGGTCTTTCACTACCTAAAGATATAATTCTTTCTGTTCCTCTTGCAGTATCTGGCTGCTGTCCAACCCCTTGCATAATCTCTGGAATACCAAAAATAAAGTTTATATAGAACTCACACTGTTGTATTAATCTATAAAACTCTCCAGTTAAAGGCTGAGGTGCAGGGTAGTGAGGCTCTCCTTGAGATGAGTCTACTTCAATAACTGCATTTGGATTTGACCAATCTTTTTCTAATTGTGAAACATCTTCTACACTTCCAAGAGGAACCATAAGTTTTAAACCAGCAGAAGCTTGGGCGTGAGATAGTGCTAATGACCATAGCTTATTTAACAAACGTTGCATTGGTCTTGCTCTGGAGACATCAGAACGAGGATAAGGGGTTTGGGTCCAAACGTTTGCAATAGGCACAATAGGGTAAACATCTGTGTTCAATATTGTTTCATACAACACTACCTCACCTATACTTGCAACTACTTTTATTCTATTCTGATATACTTGTATAATATCTACCTTACCATTTTCTACCAATTCTTTATTTTGTTCTAAGAATATTCTAAAGTCTGCTTCATCTACAATAAATTCTTTTCCTGTTTCGTTTTCCATCAAACGATAGTAAGGAACTTTTACTTTGGTAAATCTTTCTAAGATTTGAAATCGTTTATAGTTTTGTTCTGTATACCCTTTAACCGTGTCTGGTGTATAAATATTTAAAGAATTTTTATTTATATTATCTGGGTAATCTTGGTCGTGAGCATACGTAGAAATCTTTTCAATAAGTGGGTCTATTTCTTCCCCAGTCTCTGGGTCTACACTAGCTCCTAGTTCTGGATATAAATTCAATACTTGTGTCTCTGTTAATACAGTTGATAGTATTATATTATCTGCATCCTGGAAAAATCTATCTCTGGAGGAGGCTGGGACATAAACTCTGAATGGGTCAAGATAAGAAAACTTGACATCGCCTTTACCAAAATCAGAATCATAGTCTACGTAAGCATATAAAAATCCAAGCCCTACTACACAATAATCGTGTATCGCTTGTTTTACCTGTGCGTCTCCTTCAGAGTTCTGCCAGGCAAATCCCATTATCTCTCTCCATACATAGGCGATTGATGTGTCTGAATCTTCTCTTGGTACCACTGTAAACACAGGAGGTCTTGATGTAAGCATACTTTTTAGTCTCTCTACCGCTGGAGATATTCTATCCATAGGTACATCAGCCTGATTACGTGATGCTAATTCTTGAGACTCTGATTGTGTAAAGTGATTACCAAGATAAAAGTCTAAATCTTGTCTTGCATCTGTCTCCCAAGCTGTTCTATCGTTCTTGTATCTGTCAAATAGTTCTTGGTTTGTTAATGCTCTTTTGTCATATTCCATATATTTTCCTAGAAAAAGATGTAATTTGTCGTGCTAGAATTTACAGATTTTAATGAAGTTTCGGCAAGAACTATCAGTCAATACTACCTGTTATCCAGTTATACACCTTATTTTTCTTTATGTTTACTTGTTTTTCTATTCTATCTTTAAACTTTTTAGCATCTATTGCAGTGCTACTTGGAGCTTTTGCAAAATAATCTGCATAGTATAATGCATCCATAACGTCTTCGTTCTTTGGTTTTGAGTGTTCAAAAAACTCATCTACTATTTCAGTCATATGTTTTTTAATAAACAACTTCTTTGAATTAACGATAGGACCAAGCGTTGTTTCCAATCTATCTTCTTTCTTAATACCATATGGAGGCTTAACCCCTTTGAATATACCAGGCATCAATCGTTTATCAGCAATGGATATTCTACTAGTCATATCTCGCACCATTTCTTGAGCAGCAACCGTTTCTATGCTAACTCTTCTAACAGGTGAATACTTCTTTGCCATCTTTACAATCTCTTCTGCCATATCAAAGGCTGGTATCTTTTCTCTAAAGTAATCAATGATGTATCTATTCTTGTTTGCATCAATACCCATAACCATAATGACCTGATAGTCTGATGTCTTCGTTGCGGTAGCAGCAAGGTCTACTCCCATATATACATTGATTGGTATAGCCTCATCATTATCTACTAAATAGCAAAACTTATTTCGTACTTCAAACTTATGATTGTAATACTGCAACCTATCTACTTTGAATGCAGCAGACGCTGAGTCTCTAGCATCATTCATATACTCTTGAGCAAACTTGTTTACCAGACCTGCTTCAATAAATTCTTTTCGTTTGTTTTCTAACTTAGATAAAGGAAACTGGTCTTTCCATAATGGCTTTCCATCTTCAACAGCTCTATGAAAGGTTAAGTCCCAAGGATAGTCTCTATTGTTATTCTTTGCTTCATTCCATCCATCAACAATGTTTTGCAAGAATGCGTCATAATGTACAATCGTACCTGTCAGCCATATCCAACCTTCATTGCCTGGCGTTTCTTCCAGTGATGGAAATACAGTAGATACAATCCACTTTTTTAACTCTGCTCTTCTATCTGGTGTCTTGGTATTTAACTCTGATTCAAAGTCATCAAGGATTATACCCGTATATCTTACGCCTACTTCTGCTCTACCACGAAGTCTCTGTGCAGAACCTTTGGCTATGATTCTATCTCCTTTAGGTGTAACAATATCTTTTTCAGTCCATCGCTTACCTACAGAACCGCCATCCATATTACCAAAGTAATATCTAATGATTTCATTTTCTTCAAAGTGATGTCTTATATACTTCACGTGGTCTACAGACTGACCCTGCTCCTCTGATACCCAAGCTACAAAGTTTTGTTTATCTTCCTGGGCAAAAAGAAACTTATGCATAATAGCAGCTTTAGATAAAATACTTTTACCCATACCACGAGGTATCACATTACAAATACGTGCTCCTGGTTTATGTTGAATTAGTTTCTTGGCTAAGTCGTGGTGGAACTGAGGGCTTTCAGATTTGTGTAAGAAGTCTTGAGGCAAGAATACACGCCCAAAAAAGATTAGGTCTTTATAAGCTTTGGCTAATATCTCATCTCTCTCAGATAATTCTGAGGCAGATGGAATTATATTAATCTTCTTGTTCTCCACTTTCAATCTTCTTTACTCCGCTTAGTTGTAATATTTCATCTTTACTAAATCCAGTAAAGGCTTGACCAAGTAAAAG